TATATCGTATCATTAACCATCTGTGCCTTTGAACCGCCATATTTGAACCCACTTGCTGCAATAGCAACTGTTTGCTCTCCTGTGTGTTGTGCCATTCTCTCATTTAATGCTCTTATATCTAAATCTTTTTGAACGGCAAGCCTTTTTCTAGCACCTTTAATTGATTTTGCTTCTGCATATTTGTTAGCAAAACTCATACCCGCAGATAATGCTTGCGCACCTAACAGTAAAGCACCAAGAGCCATTATTTTTTATCTCCCGTTCTAACACTTGCGTATATTGAAAGTATGTTCATTGGAAGTGGGTTAGTTTGTTCTATTAATACACGGCTTTCATAATCCCAATTTCCATCGAGTGTTAAGTTTGTTTCAAGACCTGTGTGTAAATCCTCAGGTAATCCAGACGGTGTTTCTGCTTGTCTGTATCTAACTTCCGGTTGTTCTCCGATACCATCACTATAAGTTATGCCAAGAGTCTTATAAACTTTTAATCCGACATCTGATATTCTTTTTTTGGTTGTAAATGTTGTTTCTACACCCGGGTATGCGAATGGGTTTGTAAGGAGCCTTGAAGTATACGGTAATCCTGCTGTAATATAGAACCCATCACTATCAAGTGTAACTGTACCGCTTGTAACTGTCTTTCTTTCCTGTACTGCCCCATCTGCTAGGATTGCAACTTCCTTACCTTCTAAATGGTCAAAATTATCTATTGCAATAACAGACACAGCCCAATCACCAGCGGCAACAGATGTTGATGGGAAATCCTCTGTCACAGTTCCAGTCACAACTTTGTTGCTTGTTCTCGTGATTATATTTAACTCACCAACCATCTTCCTTGTTGTTGCATCAATAGCCCGGATCCTCTTACCAATAACGTCTGAGGTAAGGAAATTATCCGCACTTGCAGTTATAGTTATTTCGGTTCCAGTAACAGCACTTAATGTCAATGTTCCAGATGCATCGTCATATCCATCGTATGTTAACCCACTATCAACATAGAATAATTCTCTTTGGATGTTTGAATCGTCTACTATTGAGTTCTCAAACCATTCAACATATTTAACCGTAGCACCGTCTACTTCTCTTTCGACAATAACCCACACTTGATCTATCTCACCTGCTGGATTTGGTATTATCCGAACGGATTTAAAGTATCCATCTGTTTCAAATTCTGTCCAAGCCATAACATTTTCATCAACATCTCTTGTCAGTACAGCCATTTTCCCGTTTGCAAGTACACAGTAAAGCATTTCATCTGGATTCTCTGCGTAATCCATGTCAACTATACCGCTTAGTGTGATTTGCTCAGAATACTTTGTCATGTCAAGAGATTTATAGTTGTTCTCTGCCCATTGATAAAAGAACTCTCGTATTTTTCTACCGCCTCTTTGAACATAATATAGTCTATCTGACATTTTTGATGGTCTTATTTTCTCACTACCACTTCCACCCTGTCTCTTGGCATTTGAATTTGCCTGTGTCATGCCACCCGTTACACCAGAACCAATTATAAACTCATCACCGAATGTTCCGACACCAAGATTCTGTCCAGAGGACAACCATTTTATCTCATTTGCTCTTTCTGCATTTATTACTTGGCTTATAGCACTAGATGCTACAGCTGGTGATGTTGTATTAAAGTCGTCATATATAAAGGTCTTTGATAAATCTACACGGGATTTCTCGCTTTCAACACCTGCAAACCCAAGTCTACTTTCAAAATATGTAACAACGGATGGGTAATTGTCAGTGTACCAAACACCAAAAGCCCAATCGTCTGTACCGGATGTTGCCGAAGTGTCAAGCACCTTGTCAATCCTAATGGTGCAGGTTGTGCTATCGGCTACTGCTATTATCTCACCATACCCCGATTCGATAGGAGTACCGAAAGCAGGCCCAATTTTAATAGTCCGACCCACCATATCATCTGTAAACACAGCAATACTTGATACAAGAGAAATGCTTGCCCCACTTGTTGCCCCAGTTGTCATGGTAAAAGTTGTATCAGTATTGTCGTTTTCCCAAGGGCCACCGATAAAGTTATAGTCTCCAAGTGAGAAACTATCTGCTTTTACTCTTTTTAATCTGGCCTGTTTATGCACCCAATGTACAAGGTTTAAAATATCATCTTTTTGTGCGTCATCTACATACCAAACTTCTGAATTATTATAGGTGTGTGGTACTTGTACTACCCATATTCCAGATGTATCGGTTTCTGTGAGGATATACCATAGGCCATTGCTTGCATCTGTTGTAAATGTTCCAGATGTATGTGTGGCTGTGCATATATAAAGTGTCCCAGAACGAAGTAAGAATTGACCACCAGTATAGACAGTTGCTGTTAGCCAAGGGTTTATAACGTCTGCGTCTGTCTCGTCTTTTGTAAGTAAGCCGTTGTTTGTGTAGAACCTAAAAGAAGCCGATTCAAATTGGATTATATATGCGGCTGTTTCAGATATTACAAACTTCAAAAGCCTTACTTCGTTACTCGGCGTCTTAACTGCCCCTGCATAATGCGTTCCCGCCCTATTAACAACGTTACCATATGGTCTAACAAGAGAGTTATAAATTATTTCAGCAGAGGAATAATATATGTCTGTGTCATCTCTGCCACTGACCTGTTTTGATAAAGAACCCTTTGAAAAGTTTCTAAATGCGTATGCTATTCTACCCATTAGTATTTTCTTCCAATTTTTTATATGCTGTTAATGCTTTTTTTGAAGAATAATAAAAACATTGGTTTCCTGCACTCCTTGATGAAAACTTATCTTCGCCATTAATTAATATTTCACGCATGCGACTAACTGGCATTTCCTGTATTACACAACATTTTGGAGGTAATTCTTTTTTTTGACTGTGGATATAAATTGTATCTATTTTCGGTGGTGCTTCATATCCTTTAGAATAATCACGGAATACCAAATAAATTGTCTGCCCTTGTCTTATGCTTTTGGATGTTGGATGTAATCTTTTTGCCATTAAAACACCAAGTCGTCTGTGTATGCGCCATATGCGCCATTTTTTACTCTTAACCATTCATCATCTATCACTGATTCAGGTGTAGAGTGTTGTGAGTTTATTGATAATGCTTCTGGAAGTGCTATAGTTTGAAATTCCGACATCTTTTCTTTTTTGATACTTTCGTCTGTGGTTATCGCAAAGGATATATCCGCTGATAGTTTTACTGCAAATGCTTCTTCAAATTCGGGGGTATATGATTCTGGGTTATCATTCATGAACACATAAACCACACCAAGACCATCACTATCAGATATGATATACGCTGCCTCTTCCCTTATTCTTGATCTTGGTACACTGTACCCAAATATTCTTACCCTGTCACTTGGATAGGCATATACGAAATCCATACCGTTATTGCTCCAAGGCAATTCGACTTCATACTGAGCAAGGTTTACTCTTGTTGTGGCGAATGTCCACAATGATTTATTCAGACAAAACTTTAAAGATCGTGGGTACCATCCTTTAACAATGTTAGCATTAATAGACCCTTCGCCAAGAGAGGTTATTGTCCTTGCCGACAATGCGGTTAATGCCATATTTGCTATTTCTGTTTTAGAACTCATTTGTTGCTCCTTTAAGTTGATGAGAGGGGAGAGAAAGGGGTAACTCCCCCCTCACCGTCCTAGCTAGGTGTTTACGAACTATCTCCACCTCTTGCGTAATACACTGTCAAGGTAATAGAACCTACTGCTGTAGCACCTAAGATTTTGACAAGTATTTCACCGTCATCATCGTTTGTACCAATTACATAATTTGAACCAGTACCATTGTTTAGAGTAGTCCCACTTGCCTCTGTCCCAACTGCTGCATCAATATACAAATTAATTGTGTTTGTATCACCGACATCGAAAGAAAGGCTTGATACTGCGCACGATGAATCTAGGTGCATACCAATTATTCTAGACCCTGCTGGCGGTGTCTGCATTTCAATCAGACTATTGGCTATATCTGATGCGTCAAAGGTATAAGTATCTGTGCAACTTAAAACTAACGCATCTCTCATCCCTGCGTCTACAGGCGGTCTTCCTGCATCTATGATTATTTTATTTGCTCCTTGTCCTGTTACGGCCATTTTATTATCTCCTTGTAATTATTATTTATGCGGTTTCGACTATATGAATTGGTACAACCTTCTCTTCTTCAAGACGAACACCACCGATATGAACTTCATAGTACAACTGCCATGCGTAACAATGTGTATGGTCTTCTGTTACTCTTACTCTTGGGCTTGCAGCTTCACCGAGACAAAAACCGGTTTTTTCAAAAGCAATACAAGTAACATCGGCAGGAAGTCCAGACAATCTGGTTGAAACAACTATATCAAAACCGAGAAATCGTGCGATGTTACCGTCCACAAGACCAGCCATCATGAAATCTTTACTTGTGGCTTTTGC